GCTTCAATAATTCACGTTTCGCAATTTGTGTAATGCACCCCGAAATAAACAAACTTGGAATTGGGACGGCAGGGTCAATACTTGCTGTATCTTTTCAAGGAGTTAGCGAGGTAATGTCTATTCTCGCTTCGGTGTGTACCATTGCGTACATGGGTCTTTGGGTATATAAAACAATAGTAGAATTAAGAAAGCGATGAGTGGTGAGCTAGTGGCAATGCTTGGAGGTGGGGTCACGGGATTTGTAATGAAACTAATCTCGGCCCAAATGAACATCCAAGCCAATGCCATTAAGTCCATGATTCAGAAGCAGGGGGTTTCGGATGCTTCAGCAGACAGAGCAGCAGAACGATCAGGAGAAAGCGGAGCATGGGTGCGTAAACTCATTGCCATGTGTATCCTTTTTTCGGTGGTATTTGCTCCCTTCATCATGGCGTTCTTTGACATACCGGTAACAGTGGAGGCAAACAAACTGGGTATATTTAAATTTTTAGGAATAGGAGCAGACAAATGGAAACACCTAGAGGGCTTTGTGTTATTGCCCGAAGTGAGGCAGGGAATGCTAGCTTTACTAGGTTTTTATTTTGGAAGCTCACAGGTTAAATAATGGATATAAGCGACAAGACGGCAGTAACTATACCTCTTCGCAACTTGATTGCGTTGATTGGGTTTACGGTAGTTAGTGTGACGGGATATGTCAACATGACAAGCCGTATAGCTAGCCTAGAGAACGCTCAGAACATCAGAGACGTTGAGATAGGGATGAATACTGAGTTCCGAATCAAATGGCCTAGAGGAGAGTTGGGGGCCTTACCTGATGACGCAGAACAAAATCTTAGACTTCAGTATTTAGAAAAAAACATGGAGGAAGTTGGCAGCACTGTAGAAAAACTTAAAAGCTATGGTAGTGTTAATTTTGAACTACGCGACAAGAACTACCTAGATGTAAGGGAATAGAAGAACTTGGGGTTGTTAAATGGCTAGATATGACACATATGGGCAAGCCGATGATCGGGTTGTAGAGGACTTGGACCAAGGTTTTTCTGGGTTTAACAATAAGCTTAGACCTGACCAGCTTTCTTCTGGAGTTTTGTCTGTTTCTAATAATGGCCGAATGAACTTGAATGGTGAGTGGCAACCCCGCAGGGGAATGGATATATTCTCTGCTCCATTTTCTGCTGCGGTTCTTGCTCTTCCATTTAAGCTGTATGACTCAACCAATATAGGTGGTGGAGTTTCTTCATTCTCTAGAACTGATTCAACCATCCAAGTTAATTTTAATTCAGCCCACAACATAACAACGAGCACTGGAGTAAACATTAGCGGATTGACATTTTCTGGTAGTGTTGATCCGAACGGAAATTTTATTGCTACAGTTGTAGACGCAGACACAATAACTTACACGGTTACTGATTTAGCCGAAACGCCAGGTGGAACTATGGTGGTCAAGGGAATGAGACTGCTTGATGCTGATTCAAACTTCATAGAAGCATCTTGTGAATTTTCAGATCCTAATAATGATGCAACATCATACATTGCTGTTGTCGGAACCAACAAGACAGTATTGGTAAAAACCTCAGACAGTGGGGCAACGACAGTTACTCTTACATATCCTTCTGGAGAAACGGTTCCAAGGGGAAGTAATGTTGTTCAAGCATTTAATAAGTTGTTTATATTCCGCAAGGGCAAGATAGCTTTACAGTGGGATGGAGACACTAGTACCACTACCTTTGCTTTAGTTTCTAACGGAGCGTACACTCAACCTACACCTTTAGCAATTACTGATCTTGATTTTGCATCAGGTGTAGCAACTGCTACAGTGTCTAGTACCAGTTCTTTGTTGGTTGGAGATGAGCTTACAGTAACTACCGCAGGAAGTTCTGGTTACTCTGTTGGTGACGCTGTTCGGGTTAGGTCTATAAGTAGCTCAACTGTATTTACTTTTGTTACGGACAAGGCTGATGCTACAAATAAAAATGCTACCGTTGAAAAGAAAACATCTATTGGTCTAGGATTTAGTCATATGCCAGCTCCAGAGTTTGGTGTACCACATCAACGTAGGTTAGTTGTTCCATATCAGTTTGATATAACTGGGTCTTCTGGATCTGCTACAATTACCGATAGAAATATTTTGGATGAGGCTTTGTTTTCAGATATACTAGATCAAAACACGTATGACAGAATCTACGGTCAGTTTAGATTTAATGCTGGAGAGTCTGACTTCATTGTAGGTTTTCATTCTTTCTCTGATGACCAGCTAGTAGTTTTTAACCGAAACAGTGTTCACACAGTAAAAAACAGCTTGGATCTGGGAAGCAGCATATCACAAGTTATTACAAGCGACATAGGGTGTTTAGCTAGAAACAGCATACAGCAGATAGGCAACAAGCTAATGTTCCTGTCTGACAATGGAGTGTATGCACTAGACTTTGTTGATTTGTATAATCTTAGAGGACAAGATGTTCCTTTATCCGCATCAATACAAGGAACTATTTCAAGAATAAACAAGGATTATGCAGACAAGGCTGTTTCTGCTTACTTTGATAATAGGTATTACATTGCTGTTCCACTGGATGATTCCGTTACAAACAACGCCCTTTTAGTTTACAACTTTCTTAATCAACAGTGGGAGTCTTTAGATTCCATAAATGACTCAGATTGGGAGTACACATATTTACTAGCAGGTGGATCTGGTTCTCAAAGAGGTGTTTATGCTATTAACCGAAATGGTGGAGTTCATAAATACGAATCAAGAGTAGATGACATAGATTTGTACGTTGGCGCTATTGGAGCTTCATCAAGCAGTATTTTAGTATCTGCATCTGCGATTACTAGAATGTTTAATGTTAGATCTATAGATCGTAAAAAATGGAACAATTTTGAGCTTCATTTGCAATCTTCAGAAAATAATGTATCTGATGCAAATCTTGAAGCAATCACAGAAAATATTGATGGTATAATAGAGCTTGGAAGTATTTCTTCACTTAATGGGCAGGAACTTGCAATAGACGAAGATGTTTCATTAAGGGGTAGGTTTGGGAATAAAAGAGCTTACGGCTTACAGTTTAAATTAACAACAACAAAAGGAAGACCTAGACTAAGGGCGTTAAAAGTAGCGGGAGCTATTACATTTAGAAATTTACAAAAAGCAGAATAATGGCTATACTAAGTAAAGGTACTACATACTCAGACGGCGATCAAGTAACGTCCACCAATCTCAATGCACTTGTAGATAGCGCAACATTTGCATCTGATGCTGTCGATGACTCAACGACCCAGCTTTCTAGTGGCAAAATAATTGTAAAGGATCTTGGGATTGCTACTGGTAAAATTGCAGCAAGTGCAGTGACTACTGCTAAAATTGCAGGTAGTAACGTAACTACCGCGAAAATTGCTGCTGCCAACATTACCACCTCTCTTATTGCAGACAGTAATGTTACAAAGGCTAAGATAGAAAACTTAGCAGACTACAAGGTTCTTGGTAATGTTTCTGGTGGGGCTGCTGCTCCTGCGGAAGTGGCAATATTGGATGAGGATAATATGTCTTCCAACTCTGCCACGTCTCTTGCTACTCAGCAGAGCATTAAAGCGTATGTTGACACTCAACTAACTGCTGAAGACTTAGACTTTGCTGGAGATAGTGGAACGGGTTCTGTAGACCTGGATGGTCAAACATTTACCATTGCTGGATCTGCTGGATTAGACACCTCAGCAAGCAGTCAAACTCTTACAATAGCTTTAGATTTTAATGAAATTAGTAATGCTGCTATAGCTGATGGGGACTTCATTCCTTTTGTAGATGCTACCGATAGCACGACAAAAAAAGAAGCCATAGCAGACATCGCTACTCTTTTTGCTGGCACGGGATTATCAGCTTCTAGCAGTGTTCTTTCTGTAGATGCTTCTCAGACCCAGATTACTTCTGTTGGAACACTTGGAGCAGGAGCAATATCTTCTGGTTTTGGAGCCATTGATAATGGATCTTCTGCAATAACCACCACTGGAGTTGGTTCATTTGGTTCACTAGACATATCTGGAAATGTAGATGTAGATGGTACTTTGGAAACAGATGCTCTTTCTATAGCAAGCACTGCTGTTACCGCGACTGCTGCCGAACTTAATTACAATGATACTGGAGCAGCTGTAGGAACTGTTGTTGCCAGTAAAACTGTTACGGTAGATAGCAACAAAGACGTATCTAGTTTCCGAAACATAACTCTTACGGGTGAACTAGATGCTGCGACCTTAGACATATCTGGAAATACAGATATTGATGGTGTTACTACACTAAATAGCACTGCTCAATTAAACTCGACTCTTACTGTTGGTATAAATGGCAATGGGCATGATGTTAAATTCTTTGGCGATACTTCAGGGGCGTACATTCAATTTGATGCTAGTGCAGACAAGTTGCTAACCGCTGGCGGGGCCACCGTTGACATAGTAAAAGACAAGCTGCTCATAGGTGGCACGGCGGTAACTACAACCGCTGCTGAATTAAACTACCTAGACATTACTACACTAGGTACATCCGAAGCATCAAAGGCTGTAACCGTGGATTCAAACGGTGATCTGCTTGTACCAGACAGTGACAAGTTCAAATTTGGTACAGGTTCTGATATGCAGGTGTACCACGATGGTACTAATTCATACATCGCTAATTCTACAGGAGAGCTAAAGCTTGCTACAGAAAATTCTGGTATAGCCATTGCAATAGGACATTCTACATCTGAAACAACTTTTGGTGACAACGTAACTATTACGGGCAACCTTACTGTTAACGGTACAACCACAACAGTAAATACAACCAACCTTACCGTTGCTGACCCCTTAGTAAAATTTGGTGAAGGGTACACGGGAACAGCGTATGATGAAGGGTTTATTGTTACGCGAGGCGACGGCTCTTCTAGTAACACCGCAAACAAGGGATTTATATGGGACGAGACTGCTGACG